CCCCACCTCAGGATATTTTAATACTCATAGAATGGATGCTTCAAATTGGAATTGGTACCCATTCCAAAAAATAGAATCAATGAAAGATTGGCACGAAATAGAAACTATTACTCCTGATTTGGTAATCGAAGGAATTGATCGTATATTGTAAGAGTGTTTTGGCTAATAGAAAATAATAAACAACTACAAGAGTTTAGGGAAAAGAAGTTCAAGAAAGTATTCATTGAACCTCTTTTTTCTAATGATAACCAACACCCTTTTTTAAGGGGTATAGTAGGATTCTATATTAGAGAAATTAACCATAGAAAAGGATTCATTATTAATATAGACCATAGTGAGGCAACCCAATGTGATTTAGGAGAAGTATATAAGCTAATAGGAGAATTTGAGGAGATATTTGTAACAGATAGAAAGGAATTCTTACATATAGTACCTTTAAAACAGCTTAGCGACATACATTTCATATCTCCTACAGATATACCAGATTCGTTTGCTTGTCATGATTTTTTCTATCGCAAGTACCCCCAAATAGCCAATATAGGTAGCATCATACCGATAGTAAAGCATTATGAACGTTGTGAAACGATATATAACGCAGTCAAACATGTGTTTACTATGGAGAAACCACAACACTTTAAGTTCTACAATAATAAGGCTACGAATGTGTTTTATTGGATCGAATCTAATGGATTGAGGGTAGATCCTAAGTTATTTGAAGAGCATTTTGGTGTAGAACGTGATTGGACTTACTCGCAGTTTAATCTAAAAACGACAACTACGAGACCTTCAAACTCATTTGGGGGAATTAATTATGCTGCTTTAGATAAAAAATCGGGTTGTAGAGAAGCATTCATTCCCGATAATGACTTTTTACTAGAGATTGATATTAGCGCTTATCACCCTACACTAGCAGCACAACTGGTAGATTATAAATTCGAGGATGAGGACATACACCAAGCGTTTGCTGATATGTACGGAGTAGATTATAAGAAAGCTAAAGAACTGACGTTTAAACAACTATATGGAGGAGTATTTAAAGAGTATAAAGAACTGGAATTCTTTAAACGAGTTGAGAAATATATAGATGATATAAGTAGGAAAGAAGAAGTTGTCTGTAAGTCTGGATATGTCTTTAAAACGGATATGAAAAAACAGAAACTGTTTAATTATATACTTCAAAATACGGAAACTTACTATAACGTACTTATTTTAGAGAAAATTATTAAGTTGCTAAAACATAGTAAAACTAAAATTATACATTATACTTATGATTCATTTCTTTTAGACGTAGACAAATCAGAAAAAGACTTAATTAAGTCAATCTTAGATGTATTTAAGGAGTACAATTTTAATGTAAAAGTAGAAGCGGGTAATAATTATAATGCTTTGGAAAAGGTGTAATATTTATACGCAAACTACAATAATGAAAAACAAGTTATTTTGCACCTTTACTAACCAGGATGAATTAGAGAAAACGCTGGTAGAGGTAAAATCTAGCTACGATATACTATATAAAAAAATATTTGTCTTATATATAAAAAGTAATGATGAGTATGTTTGTACATATAACGTGGAGCCGAGCAGCATAGAGGAGATTTTACCCAATACAATATTAGTACATAGAAAAAAAGAATCCAACACCCTTTACACAATAAATGCTTTAAATGAGCTGATAAAATTATTGAATGGAGGAGTTGTTGATATACGATACAGAGTCAATTGGCAACACTATCGTAATACAATCCTACTCACTCAGCATAATGAGTTAAAACAGCTGAAAACAAAAATCCACCAGATTATTGAACTTTAATTTGGGGTCCTGAATTTACGTTCGTATATTTAGGGAAAGTTACATTTTAAAAATTAGTTATATTATGGATTTAAATGCAATTCGCAGTAAGCTGAACTCCCTGCAGCAAACAAACAAGGGAGGAGGTCAAAACAACACAAGTCTGTTTTGGAAACCGAGTATTGGTAAACAAACCATCAGGATTGTTCCCAACAAGTTTAATAAGTCTAATCCTTTTACGGAAGTGTATTTTCACTACGGAATTGGAGAACGCACAATGATTTCACCTATTAATTTTGGTGAAAAAGATCCAATCGTAGAGTTTGCGAAGCAACTTCGTACAACAAGCGATAAGGAGAATTGGCGTTTGGCTAAGAAGCTTGATCCTAAAATGCGTATCTTCGTTCCCGTTGTTGTTCGTGGGGAGGAAGAGCAAGGTGTTAAGTTGTGGCAGTTTGGTAAGAACACTTACCTAGAATTCCTATCACTTGCTGATGATGATGATATCGGAGATTACACCGACATTCATCAAGGCCGAGACATTACAGTTGATACTGTAGGTCCTGATGTTACAGGAACTGCTTATAACAAATCATCAGTTCGTGTTAAGACAAAGCAAACACCACTTGGTGAAGCTGATCAAATCCAGAAGTGGATGGAAGATCAAGCAAACCCAATGGAAGTGTTTAAGCGTCATTCATTCGAAGATATGAAAAATAATCTTCAATCATTCCTCTCCCCTGAGGATGAAACAACTGGAGAGACCTCAGACGATCTCCCTTTTGATAAAGGGGGGTCTCAAAATAACTACGCAGTGAAGGCTCCCCAAAAAGAAAGCAAAGTTGATAAATTTGATGAATTATTCAGCTAATGCCTAGAGGAAAGAAAGCATCACTAACAGCTGCCGTCTCCCAGGAATTAAAGTCTAACTTTGATCTTGGAAAGTTTAAGGAAAAGAAAATGCTTAACTCTAATGTTAAGTTTAAGGATCAACAATGGATCCCACTTTCCAAAGCATTCCAAGATGTGACTTCAATTCCTGGGATTCCTCAAGGACATATTGTTTTACTTAGAGGACACTCGGATACAGGCAAAACAACTGCTTTAATTGAAACAGCAGTTGCCGCCCAAAAGCGTAAAATTCTTCCGGTATTTATTATTACTGAGATGAAATGGAGTTGGGAACATGCTCAACAAATGGGGTTAGAACTTGAAACCGAAGTCGATGAAGAGACTGGTGAAATTCTAAACTATAGTGGGCAATTTATTTATGTAGACAGGGAAACTATTAATTCTATTGAAGACGTAGCTGCATTTATTTTAGATTTATTAGACGAACAGAAAAAAGGTGATTTACCTTATGATTTGTTATTTTTATGGGATTCAATTGGTTCAGTACCTTGCGAAATGTCCATTAAATCTAATAAAAACAATAATGAGTGGAATGCGGGTGCGATGTCTACACAATTTGGTAACAACGTAAATCAACGTATTACTCTTTCACGTAAAGAAAGTAGCCCTTATACTAATACTTTAGTTTGCATCAATAAGGTTTGGACTGCAAAAGCAGAATCGCCTATGGGTCAACCTAAATTGATGAATAAGGGTGGATATGCTATGTGGTTTGATTCAACATTTGTAGTAACATTTGGTAATATTATGAATGCCGGTACCTCTAAAATTAAAGCAATTAAAGATGGTAAGCAGGTAGAATTTGCTAAACGTACTAATCTACAAATTGATAAAAACCATATTAATGGAGTTACTACTAGAGGTAAAATTGTTATGACACCTCATGGGTTTATTAATGATGATGATAAAGAAATCAAACAATACAAATCTGATCATGCTCAGGCATGGGCTCAGATTTTAGGAGGTACTGATTTTGATATTATATCCGAAGATCAAGAAGTACACGAAATTTCACACTTCGAAAAAGAACCCGAATAATGATTAAAAAAGATTACTTAAAGATGCTCAATAATCTTGAGCAAGGGGAGGAGTCTGTGAAACCCGGACAACATGATAGAGTTATTTTTATAGATGGCCTTAATTTATTTTTGAGGAATTTTGCAGTACTGAATTTTGTAAATTCAAGTGGCAACCATATAGGAGGTTTAGCAGGCTTTCTTCGCTCTTTAGGTGCTCTTATAAATCAAATCCAACCTACTACTATGTACGTAGTATTCGATGGGGTAGGTGCTTCCACTAATAGGAGGTACCTACTCCCCGAATACAAATCTGGTAGGAATACTAATCGTATTACAAATTGGGATGCTTTTGATGATATTGATGAAGAAAACAATTCAAAAGTTGATCAAATCACTAGACTTATACAATATCTAAAATGCCTACCAGTTAAAGTAGTATCGATTGATAAATTGGAAGCAGATGATATAATTGCCTATATGTCTAAGGACATGGCTAAACGTTTTGATACGAAATCATATATTGTTTCTAGTGATAAAGATTTTCTTCAATTAGTAGATAAAAATGTTACAGTTTATCGTCCTATAGAAAGGGAATTTTATGATGTTGCTACTGTAAAACAAAAATTTGGTATTATCCCTGAAAACTTTATCCATTACAAAGTTCTATTAGGGGATGCTTCCGATAAAGTACCAGGAGTTAAAGGATTAGGTAAAAAAGGTGTACTTAAAAGATTCCCTGAATTAGCAGGTGAAGCTATACCATTTGATAAATTATATGATTTAAGTGTAGAACGCTTAAAAGATAGTGTAGTATTTGCTCGGATAGTCCAGGACTGGGAAAAATTACTCAACACCAGAAAAATTATGGATTTGGAAAATCCAATGGTATCTGAAGAAGAAAAGGCATTTCTTTCTCAATTTCCATTGGAACCACTTAATGAGCTTCGTATCTTGGAATTCATGAGTTTATATAGTGAAGATGGACTAAACCATCATATTAAAAATACAGAATTTTGGCTAAAGGATACATTCACACGATTAATATATTAAGGTTTTGACACTCAATTCGCTCACCACATATGGCGCAGCCTTTCAAGTAAAGGTTTTATCTTCACTTCTTACGCATAAGGAGTTTCTCCAACAAATGCATGATGTATTAAGTGAAGAATATTTTGATAATCAAGCACACAAATGGATTGTCCAAAATATTTTAGATTACTACGAACAATATCATACTACTCCTACAATGGAGGTATTGAAAGTAGAAATGAAGAAAGTTGAAAATGAAGTATTACAACTTTCAATTAAAGAACAATTACGTGAAGCTTACCAATCCTCTAAATCAGATTTAGAATATGTTGAAAAGGAATTTTCAGCATTTTGTAAGAATCAACAACTTAAAAAAGCACTCTTAAATAGTGTAGATTTACTTAATTCGGGTGATTTTGAATCTATTAGGGGATTAATTGATAATGCTTTAAAAGCAGGCAATGATAAAAACATAGGACATGAATATCTTAAAGATACAGAAGCACGTTATAGAGAAGATGCTAGAAAAGTTGTCCCTACACCTTGGGAAAAATTTAATGAATTTATGCAAGGGGGTCTGGGCAATGGAGATTTTGGTCTTATATTTGGTAATCCTGGAGGAGGCAAGTCGTGGACTTTGGTTGCTCTTGGTGGATACGCCGTGAAAATGGGGTATAGTGTACTGCACTATACGTTAGAACTTGGCGAGGAT